ACGGTTTATGTACCTAAAACAAAGATAAAAACCGAAGTTTTAAGGGATACAATCCTAATTGATTTTAAGCCTCAAATTAGCCTGTTTAAGACCTCTATTCCTTCAGAGTATGGAAGTACCAATGTAAGCGGAGAAGTCCTCGGAGAAGTCCTTAAAATGACCGCTACGAACGATTTTAAGATACCTGTGGTAACCAATACGATTACCGAAACTAAAACAGAAACAATAATTAAGAAGAGCAAAGGAATATATTTGGGCGCATCGGTTAACTCTTTGTTACAACCGAGCGCATCAGTTGCCTATTTAGACAACAAATATTTATTTAGCTATCAATACCAGCCTTTGCAAAAAGTCCATCAAATAGGAGTTTCTAAAAAGTTATTCTAAAGGTTAACAAAAGTTTTTAATTTGTGAACTTAAAGGTTGTTATTCGGTAAAATTCCGAATTACTATTTATTTTTTAACAATTTCTTTGAGCTGACCCCAAATAGACTCAGAATTTGCGCCCCAGTACATTTCACATTTACCCTCCTTAATTGGCGAGTCAACAAAAAAAGATTGCATATACTCGCTAGGCTTGGCCGTGAATCGGTAACAACTTTCTTTGTAGGAACAATTTGTCCCTCGGCACATTGTGATATCAGGCATATTATATGTAATTAGGCGTTTTGTCGCACTTTTGTCTGATTTATACGACATTGCATATAAAACTTGCGGTTAATGTGCAATATATTACACATTTAATGGCCTTTTTGTAAAGCCTAGTTTATTTATTTATTGTGAAATTCTTTAAATTGTTTAAATTTTTCGCCCTTTAGGTATTGGCTGGTCGTAAACTTAGACCTTCCTTTTTTAACTAGCAATCCATCTGCAAACAAAACGTAAAATTCGTTCTCGGCCGCTGGCTGATTGATAGAAATGTATTCTATCCACCAATCTATTGGCTTTCGGTTTTCATCAATCACCTTAGTAGCAGATAGGTATCCAAAAGGATTAATTATTTGTACTTCTTCCATTATTTAAACAATCGTTTAATTACACTTTCTTTTTGTTCATTATGCAAATATAGTTTTTGCCTTAATATTTCAATAAGCTCTATTGCAATGTGGTTTTCTATTTCAACTATGTTTTCACCGTAGTCAATAACCAAGATTCCTGTTTCCAAATCAACATGAAAGTCTAGTTCTTCAAATTTATATTTTATCATTTGTAGTTGTGATGTAAGTGTCTAGTTATAAGTTGTAGCTTAATAACATATCTAGGATTCTGAAGCAAGTTAGTAAGCCTTGGCTCTATGTTACCAATAAAGTGATTATAGAATATTTCTCCTGCTTCAGGATGGTCTTCCATGTCAAAATGTACTTTTAAACCATTCCCTTGGCAACATACCGCTGATCTTACCGCTCTTTTAATCTGTTCGTTTGAGTATTTCATCGATAATTATATTTACGTAGGTGATGAATATAGCAAGTACCAATGCAAACATCCCAAGATACTTAGAAATTAAATATAGACAGGTCATAAAACCTATGGATATATTTATAAATTTAACTAACTCTAAAAGAATTCTTTTCATTTAGGTGTAAATTTAATTGGATGTGATATTTCATTTCCATTAAAGTCTAGCAATTTACCATTCATTTCAAAGTGTACCTCCATCTGTTTATTCTTATAGTTCTGAATAAGTAGCCTAATTTTATCTTGGACATCTTCCATGGAGATAAACTCTCCATGTCCGATGTCTTGCCATTCTGTAAATTCGTTAAACTTATTGATAAACCTACGCTTCAGAACAAAATCAGAAGGGCAGACCGCTTTCTTTCTCGGCATATTGAGCTTTAGATTGATGTGCCTGCTTTTTTTCTACAACCATCGCTGGTTTACCATCAGACCAAAATACTTTGCCTGAACCTGTCCAGAACTTAGGCTTTTTAGCCTCTCTATCCTCTTTTGACTGAGATACATAGGATTGAACATTCTGACCGTAATCGTTTCCCTCATCGTTCATTGAAATGGTTAATGATACACCTTTAAGAGCTTTAGCCTTAACGGTGCTTAAAAGGGTTTCTAGGGTTTCCTGCTTTAGGAAGATTTCTGATAAATTTGCCATTTGTTTTTTTGTTTTGGTTAGTATTGTAATATTAAGTTATTGATTTATTGGATAAAAGAAAATTCTGATATTTTTCATAGAAGTCAGCAAAGTTTTTTACTATCCAGTACTGACCTCCAGACCTTTCGATGGCCTCTTGATAGACTTTCTGATGCTCTGACTGCCTGTCTCTGCCTATCTTGACCTCTATCTTTACCGACCTTCCAAGAATTGTAGCTGAAATATCTGCTGATCCTTTGGTTGCCGTTGACTTGCCCCAGGTCATGGAGCCGATGGTCTTGGTTCTGCCAATTACATCGGTGACCTGCTTTCTGTTGTCGATTGGTCTACCCATCGTGTTAATACGCTCTGCCTGGTATCCACTAAGCTCTAGGAACTCCTTGACGCACTTGGTTAGGCCATTGGCTGTCTTATCCTCGTACTTCGGTGTTGATATAGCATACTTCGGCACATTGGGATAAGATTCTAGCATAGACTCTTGCTTGAGTTGTTTTAGAATGTCAAGTGGTTTCATATTGCTCGATTGCTTTAAATATCTGATAAACTACTTGTGGAACTATTGCGTTTCCACCGGCTTTGATTGATTCGTTTCTCCATTTAGAAAAGGTAATAGAGTCCAGTCTGTCGGAAAGCCCATCATCTCCATCACAAATTGGGGAGACAGTTGGGAATTTTTGCCAGTTTTCAATCCTAGATTGTCTTCTATGAAACTTGGAATATCTCCTCTCCTCCCCTCGCATCCCTTCCAATCCCTGGTTCTGGGAGTGGGAATCATTTGATTCTTTATTAATTGAGGCAAACTTAGTTGTAAATTTATCCCCTTCTCTGCCCAAAGTTCCTTCCTTTCTTGATATTTCTCCGATGTTTGTGCATCCTTGTAATCCCTCGCTGATGGAGTTGGTAGAAAACCCTGTTCCGCTAATTGTCTTATATTGATCCCATACTTTACTCCCTTCGGACTTATATTTTGAATCTTGCCATCTATAACTTTCAATTCCCTCTCGGTTCCTCTTTCTCCGCAAGATGCTGTTGGAGTAGGTAGCATTGTATGCAATAAACCAAATTCTGTCCCTTCTGTGGGGAGCGTTGACGGCACAAGCTGGAAGTAGAAACGGTGTGACTTGGTAGCCTTGAGCTTCCAACTCAGCTTGCACCTCATCGAATACCAACCCTCCATTCCAATTAGTAAGCCCACGAACGTTTTCGCCCACAACCCAGGTCGGTTGAATCTCTCGTATTGCTCTAAGCATCTCTGGCCAGAGGTGTCTCTCATCCTCCTTGCCGAGTCGCTTTCCTGCGGATGAGTATGGTTGACATGGGAATCCACCGGTAATGATGTCAATTCCTCCTCTGTGAATAGTGAAATCTGTCTTTGTAATGTCATTGTAGGTTATTGAATTAGGCCAATAATAATTAAGTACTTTTTGTCCAAATGGATTCCATTCGCAATGAAATACATTTTCCCATCCCATCCATTCCGAGGCTAAGTCAAAGCCTCCTATACCGCTAAATAGTGATCCGTGTCTCATATTAAAAAGGAAGATCGAATGCCTCTAAATGCAAAACAGGAGTCTTGTAGTCTGTGCCAAATCTGGACATATATTCAAATGCAAGAACCCTATTTGCTTCTCTCATCTTAAGCCAAATCCCTTGGGTGTAAGTCTTATCATAGTCCCCAGGTCTCTGCTCCATGAACTTATCCCAGAATACAATAAATGGTATTTCTGTACTCTCGTCTAGTGCTTCAATCATTTCTTTAAATTGTTTAGTTATTAATCTGTGCAAAATCCTGCTTGACATCCACTACCAGTGCCAAAAAAGAAGTCTTGTTGTAAACCGATAGTTTTTATTTGATCGTAAGTCATATTTGATTTCCAATTATATTTTGAATTAATTTCCATTTTGTTAAACCATTCCATTTTATTGTAATTGTCATCATAATTTTTTCTTAATTGTTGAACATCTTTCCAAAAACATCCAACACAATTAGAATCTTCTGGAAATTTAATATTTTGATTTTGCCAAAATTTATAAACTGAATAATGAGTTATCTTATCATAAACTAAAGGATAGTTTGCCACTCCCCAATTTACATCTGCCCATTTATTTCTTGTTCCTCTTTTGCCAATTACAATTTTTGTTTTTAATTCTCTTTCTTCTGGTCTTTGCTTTGCTCTTTCTTTTTCATCATATCTAATTCCAACATTTGAAAATACTTTTTCACCCTCTAAAATAATATTGTGATAAATATATTCTGCAATGGGTCTAATTTTCATATCAGTTGTGCAAAACCTTCTTGCCATATTTGGAACTGCATTACCATGCTTTTTTATTACATTTTCAAAACTATTACCTCCAACCCAAATGATTTCTTTTCCTATCAACTGCTCAAGGTCTCTCATAGCATACAAGGTAAGGTCACTTTCTGCTGTGGCAATAAAATCCTTACCTAACTTTTCAGAAGCATATTTAACTATGCTCTGATCTTTAGGCTTGCATTTTACATCTTCAATCTGAACCAAAGCAAATATTTCGTAGTCAGCAGGATAATGTACAGCCATGTAGCTAGATGTTTTACCACCAGATAAACTATTGATAGTCATCATTTCTTTAAGTGTTTATAAATAGTTGTTCTACTAACATTCAATAACTCTGCTAACTCAGAGCGGTTAAAATCTGGGATAGTCTTATTAATCATCTCAATTTTCTTTTCTATGGACTCATTTTTCATCGACCTGATTATCTCACTCAACTCATTAGACTCCAAACTACTTACCTTAATCTTTTTAGACATTGCAATAAAGTAGTTACTTAACTTCTCTGCCTTTAGCATTGATTCCTTAGTTACAAAATCAAAGTTCTTGCTTGTCTCAAATGAACACAATGTATTAATCAACAAAGCAAATCTAGGTACATAAGCTTTTTGCTTACTTAACATTGATTTTACATATTCAGAAATGTCGTCAGAGTTCTGCAAGTCTGTAATGTTGTTAAATATACGCTCCCACTCAATATTAGCTTGGCTATCAAATCTAATTATTCGACTTTCGATTTCTCCAAACTTATTGTACTGCAACACTTGGTTTCTAACCAGATTATAGAACTGACTAATGTAAGCCTCGTACCAATCCAATATTTCTTGATCAATAGAGTTCTTATTGTAGTGTTCAATCTCTTTGTCTGGATAGCTGACAAGCAATCTGTCTAGGAATCCATTGTCTTTGTTTTCCATTGTTGAAATCTGGGAAAATATGCCAGGCTGTATGCCACCAAGCACAGGAATCAATGGACTAGCAACAAAGCTACTTTTGGCAGTCTTGCGAGTTAAAATCGCTGCTTGGTTAGACCA